TCTGTTACGGTAATCATCAACTGCCGCCTTGATAGCATCTTCTGCCAATATACTACAATGTATCTTAACTGGTGGTAAGGCCAATTCTTCTGCTATTTCTTTGTTTTTGATTGTTCCGGCTTGGTCGAGGGTTTTTCCTTTGAGCCATTCTGTAACGAGGCTCGAACTTGCGATAGCCGATCCGCAGCCATACGTTTTAAATTTTGCATCTGTAATAATACCTGTATCATCGTCCACCTTTATCTGTAGTTTCATTACATCGCCACAAGCTGGGGCACCGACCATGCCAGTACCAACTGTAGGGTCATCTTTAGCAAATGATCCTACATTGCGAGGGTTTTCATAATGATCAATAACTTTATCGGAGTATGCCATACTATATTTATTTAAAAAATCCAGCTAATTTTAATTCTGTATGCCAATGTTGGCTCATAGGAGTATTGGTAAATTCTTCAAAACACGGAGTGCCTAGCGTATAATGTATCAACTTGGCATTATTGTTTACACCGTATTCATCTGCCAGCCAATTCCATTCTATGGGTAATTCACCTATGTCAGCATCATTTAACCAACTGAATCTATGTAAATACTGACCAGTTGATTGTTGTATAAACTCCGGTGATAATATTTTGTGTGCCGGGTGATTACAGTTCCATAATATAACACTCGACCAATTTTTACGTGGGTAATCTTCGTTCTTAGCACCAAAATATTTGATAGGCATTTTAGTTTTGTAATCATGTTTGACTACCATTACAGCTTTTGAGTCATCCCTCAAATTCCAAAGATTAGTTATATCGTCCTGTAAAATCATATCGCCGTCGATGAAGACTGCCCAGTCATTATAGTTCATCAAATGTGGAACTAAAAATCGAGAGTATACAAACTCATTGCTGGCATCAGTGTGGGTTTCAGTATAGTCGTCTAACAAAGTTAATGCTAGAGGCATGATGCTTACAGGTTGTGTAGCTTGTCTAACTATACTGTTAGAGCACACGTGATATGCTACAGTTTCTTTAGTATCATACCCTATAACAATTTTAATCATGATGGTGTTTCAAAAGAATCTTTACTAATTACAGTTAATGCCCCCGACTCGTAAGACTTTCCGAGTATTGCTAATATTGCAGATTTACATACAACATCTGACCATGATGTGTAATCTTTAACATAAATTTGTATTCTAGCTTCGTCTTCGCTTGCGTACCACGGTGTGAAAATTCCAATATCTATATTAGAATAAATTTTAAAAGTCTGACTAGCTAATCGTCTACGTATAAAATCTTGCCATAGTAAAATATTAGGTTTTAAAGAATCGATATCTAAATTGATACGTGGAACAATTGAGTTAGATTCATTTACTAATTCTATTTCTAAATTTTTTTCATAACTAGATAGTTCAGCTCTATCAAATAGTCGTAAAGGTTCCATAAAATCAAATTTTACGCCGCCTGTATTAAAATACAAACAATTGACAACCGGAGAACTGTGAAATAGAGACAGCACTTGCATTCTATTACTGCCCCTATTAACTATATTTTTCTGTTTACCGGCATTATAACAAACTGATAACGGATATTTGAAGCCACTTTTTAGAAATGAATCAGTTAGCCAACACATTTTAGGAAGTGTTCTACCATGAACATTTGCAAATATATTTTCATTAAGAAACAATTTCTTAATGAAATAATCAACAAACGGATTTAATAATGCAGTAGAATCATCTATATCAATATGAGATTTATCAATCTCTCCAATATACAAATTCTCTGTTGCAAGTTTATTTGTATAAAAAAACTCTATCCTGTCTTTAGTATTATAACCGAGAACCGTCTCGTAATGAAACGGTGTTCGGCTTAATATCTCGGAAGGATATGAGTTTGGCATCCAACTTATTTTACTTCTTTGCGATCGTTCTTGACTGCTGTGACATCGTTACGTGTTTCTTTACATAACTTAGCCAATTCTTGTAAGTGTTTGCGAACACGAGTTCCTGCCGCACCAACTTCTTTGTCGTAGAACTTTTCGAAGTCGCCTTCCATTGCTTCTACCAATGCTGTAAATTCTGAATATTTGTTTGTAGCCATTTTTATTAATCCTTTATATGAAGTACAGAGTACTTATACCTAGTGTATAGGGGTTAAAAATAAATGTCAACAGTTTTTGACTAATTATTTGGTTGATTGACAAACACGTTTGGGCTACCTGTAGCGATGAGTTGGCCGTTGTTTGCACTATCGCCAAAACGAGCAACTTGTTTGTTATCAGCAAAGACAGTTGTTGAGCCAGCTATAATTGTGTCGCCCTTAGCAGTAGCTGAAGTTACTACTGCTAATTTTTCATTGTTAACAAACACTGTATTGGCTCCTGAAATTATCTTGGCACCGGCAACTACATCCACATTTACCCTGGCTGCTCGCATTATTTGCCTCCAGCTTTAGCGTTGTTTGCTTTAGCTGTCAATTTGTCTGCCAACACTTTAGCTTTTGCTTCGGAGAACAATCCAACTACAGCAATTTCTGTCTTAGCATAAGCGTCTTTAACCCATACTCCAAATGCTGATTCGGCAATCCATGTAGTTGTTGTTGTAAATGCGGTAGTAGCTGTTGTAGAAATCTGTTCTTGTATAAAAGTTGTTCCCGCTATTAGCGCATTTGATTCCGATACTTCAGTGACTAGTTGTTTACCTCTGTCAACCAAGTTTTGGGGACTAACTTCTGTTTTTGGTAAGCCTGCTTGTGCTTGTGCTTCATTAGTAACTAGTTTTTCAAATTCTGCCTTCTTAACATCATTATTCATTGCCATAGTTGCTATAACAGTCTGTTTAGCCATATGAGTTGAAATATTGGCCAAGCCTTTAGTTGATACTTCAACGGAGTTAGAAACTCCTTGTACGTTGAGATTTAACTTTTTTATCTCTAAATGAATATCTGCTACGTTTTCGGCTATAATGCCTAAGTTCAGGGCTGTTGCCGACATAGTGGCCGAAGCCGATCCTACATCAAGTAATGCCGCGCCTGAAAATTGGTACTGTAATGCATTAATTTCTTTGGCAATTGCGTTGAGTTCTAAATTATAATTTGGTGAGTAGAAAAACCCGTTAGTATAACCCGTTACCGAACCAGCTGCAAAGGTTACAGGTGTAATGGGCGTAAATGGGATATATGGCATCGTTGTGTCCTTAAACTATAGCTATATTTATACCAGTTTAATGCCCGAAGTAGTTTCTAAAAATTGTTTAGCAAACTCTGCATCTGTTGCCTCTGCTACGGTTACTGTAGTCTTTAGCAATTTTACATCCTTATCTGGACTAACTGTAAACAAGTATGGCATTAAACCTGGCCCTTTAGGACCCATGCCGATTACTTGAATACGTGTTAGTTTATAATGAGTTTCTGTTTCTTCTACTAGTTTAGCAACTAGTTCTTCACCGCTGGTTAGTTTTAAAGTGATTACTTCACCTGCTGTTACGCCTTTTGAAATTAACATGTTTATCCTTTGAGTGTGTTAAAAAATTCTTCGTCTTTTCCAGCTAGACCTTGATATCCGCCGGGTAGGAGAACGCCGTCCTTGAAAATTTGTGGTACTGAACGAAGGCCCTGTTCCATTAAGAATTCTTTAGCATTGGGTTCGTCTTCCATTTTAATAACTTTAAATGGAATTTCTTTGCTTTCTAATAATGCCTTTGCTCTGTCGCAAAATGGGCAGTTGTTTTTACTATATACTGTAATCATCTATTGTCCTAAAATACTATTATAACGCAGGAAGGGCGTCGTAGTCAATACCCTCACCCATCACACCAATTACATAATTAGTGCTTTCACTTTCCTGTAATGCTGTTTGTTTATTACTTGTGTTAACGTGTTTGTTAAACCAAGGGATCGGTGTTGACTTTGGTGCTGGACTATTATACTTGATACCAATATCTTTTAACGCACCAACTGCTGTATAGTCTACAAAGTCACGTAGGATATTTGCGTTAAGGCCAATAACTGGACCTTTGATGAACAAATAATCGGCCCATGCTTTTTCTTCACGAATAACATCCATGTACAATGCGTACACTTCAGCTTCACATTCTATCTTAGCTTGAGCAAACCTTGTATCCTCTTTGATCACTTGATTAATCAAATAAGCTGTCCAACCTTTGTGTAGTAACTCGTCTTGTAAGATCAATTGTATAATGTTTCCATTACCCATGAAGATCTTGTTCTCTACCATGGCCAAACTAGTAGCAAACGATACCATAAAGCGAAATGCTTCTAAGGCATAGCTTGCGTGTAGTGCCATCCAAATTGCTTTAATATATTCTTTTTCTGGGATTGTTTCACCTAACTGTTTACGACAGTTAACATTGTGTAGTGCTTCGTAATAGTTGCCTACACTTGATGCCATGTCTACAATTTCTTTAGTGTCATGGATTGTATTAAACACATCCTTAGGCACATTGTAGATGTTACGTATGATATGACTGTAGCTCTTGCTGTGAATGTTAGTTTCAAAGAATGTCCAGTTGTAGACCAGTGCTTCTAGTTCAGGCAAACTGATTACAGGCATAAAGATTTGGCTTGGCCCACGTCCTTGTAAACTGTCTAGTGCTGTTTGACGTAACAAGTTTGCAGTAAAAATATGTTTGACTGTGTCTGATGCTTCTTTAAAGTCATTGGCATCCTTGCTTAATGAAATTTCTTCTGGCACCCAAAAGAACCCACGAGCCTCTTGTTCGTACTTGGCCAGTTTGTTGTACTTGACTTCTTCAAATCGCTGAATGGTCACAGGACCTGCTGGGTCCAAGAACATCTTGCGATTGAGATAGTCTGTTTTAGTTGATAAGTTGTATTGTGCTTGACTCATTTTGTTATTTTCCTTAAAATATCTATCATACGTAGGGCAAGTTCATGAAACCACTGTTCATTATGGCCTCGAGTTGTTTCTGCGGCTACTCCAATACGCACACCGCTTGTTTCGGCAAAACTACGTGTCTCGCCCGGAACACCATTCTTGTTCACTGTGATACCGTGATGTTCTAACCTATCAGCGTACTCTCGGCCGCTAATAGACTCTTTAGTTAAGTCAATGGTAAACATGTGGCACTGGGTGCCTCCACTAACTATGTTAACACCCGACAGCATAAAAGTCTTTGCCATTGTATCGGCGTTGAGTCTTACTTGCCGGGCATACTGCTTGAACTCAGGCTGTAGTGCTTCATAAAAACATTGAGCTTTGGCAGCAATGATGTGCATGAGTGAGCCACCCTGTGTGCCCGGAAACACAGCACCGTTGATACGTTTAGTAAAATCAGGGTCATTCCAAAGTATCATTCCACCCCTGGGTCCACGTAGACCTTTATGTGTTGTTGTAGTCACAACGTCAGCATGTGGAAATGGACTTGGGTACTCGCCACCCACAATCAATCCTGAATAGTGGCTAACGTCTGCTACCAGTATAGCACCAACACTGGCTGCAATCTCCTCAAACCTAGCCCAGTCAATCACTTGACTGTAGGCACTGGCACCGGCAATGACCATCTTGGGATTTGTTTCCCATACTAGTTGTGCCACAGCATCATAGTCAATTAGTCCTTGATCATTGACACCGTAAGTGTGTGTGATAAACCATGAGCCGCTGACATTGACTTTGGCACCGTGACTTAAATGTCCACCACTGGCTAGATCCATACCCACCACTGTGTCTGTG